ACTACAGAACGGACACTTTCAATCACGTAAGCATTATTCTACTAGGTGGGATGAAGTAAATTGTCAGGTGCAATGTGCAGGATGTAATGTTTTTAAGTATGGTGAGCAATACAAATTTTCTGTAAACTTAGATGCAAAATATGGTGAGGGAACTGCAGAAAGATTAAGCATTAAAGCACAACAAATAATAAAGCTATCAAACTTCGAAATAGAAGATATGATAAAAAGATATAAAAACTTTGTAGATTCAATGTAATTGACTACATTTGATTGTTCTGTTCTGTTACCTATGAAAAGGGGTTAGATTAATTTCTAATCCTTTTTTTTTGTCTTTTATAGTTAGTTATTAAATTTTTTGTTTATATTTGTTCAACGGAAATATTAATTAAATTAAAATTATGGTAACACAAAGAACAACTTTAAGTAAGGAAATTAAAACCTTAGAAGAACAATTAGGTCACGCAGTATTAAATGGTGATGCTTTTACTCAAATGGCTATTTATAAAAGATTAGAGATAGCTAAATCAACTTTATTAAATCTAGACTAATGGGGGTAAATTATTCACAAGAAACTACAAAATCAGTTGTAGAACAATACGAATTTAGAATAGACGCATTACTAAAAAGGATAGAATTTTTAGAAGCACAAATAGAAGTATCAAAAGAATTTTTTAAATATAGATAAAATGAACAGAGAAAAATTAAAGGCTTTATACCTAAAGTATGAATTAACATCAGAAGATATTTTCACAAAAGAAATTGGGTTTGGAGATAACAAAAAAACCTTTACTATAATTACAAGGTCAGGTATTGAAAAAATACAAGGTAAAGAAAACATAAAGGTTGCTTATAAAATAATTAAATGTGAGCCTAATTTTGCAGTAATAAAAGCAACTGCATTTTTAGACTTAAAGCCTATTTATACTTGTGAAACTTTTGGTAGTGCTTTGAAAGGAACTACTTATAAAGACGGAAATTGTCAAAGTTGGTATGTTGTAGAAATGGCAGAGAAACGAGCATTAAGCAGGGCAGTATTAAAACTGACAGGGTTTTATGAATTAGGAGTATTTGGGGAAGATGAATCAGATGATTTTAAAAAGAAATAATTAATAACTAAATAAATAAATTATGAGTACACTTATTACAGGGTCTATTAGAGTAGACAAATTACCAAAGGAAAAATTTATAATGGGTAAAGACGGAGCAGTCTATTATAACTTTACAATATCAGTTCAGGATGAAACTAGATATGGAAACAATGTTGCTTTTATGGATAGCCAAACCAAAGAAGAAAGGGATGCAAAAGTTCAGAAGAATTACTTAGGAAATGGAAAAGTAGTTTGGACTGATGGAAATATCACTTTAGCAGAAAAAGAAGAAGCTAAAGTTGAAGCAACTGCAGAAGCAGACTTACCATTCTAAAACTAACCAATTTTAATAAAAAGGGTATAGGTTTTATTATCTATACCTTTTTTTTTATATATTTATAAAATAGTTATAACTTTAAGGGAATATAAATGACAGAAAAACAGAACGAACACAATATGTTAATGCAGTTTATAGAAGAAGACTGCTTTGTAAATTCAAAAGAAAAAATAGACTATCCTCCTGTTGCATTATCATATGGAGAAAAGGTAGTTAAGTCTAATAAAGTTGAGGGTGATTTAATAGTACCAATTCCGATTGGAACATTTGGAAACTTATCAGTAGTTACTGCACCACCTAAAACAAAAAAGACATTCTTTATATCACTATTAGCATCTTGCTATTTAAGTGGTCAAAATACATTTGGAGGTAATATAAAAGGACATAGAGGTAATGACGGACACCTTATTCATATTGATACTGAGCAGGGACTATGGCATTGCCAAAAAGTATTTGAAAGGGTACATAAAATGGACTCAAGTATTAATTCAGAAATTTATCATACCTTTGGGTTAAGGTCAATAGACTATAAAATGAGAATTGAATTTATAGATTACTATTTAAAAGAAAGAATTAAAACACCATCTTTATTAATTATAGATGGAATTGCAGACTTATGTTCTGATGCTAATAATATTTCAGAAAGTAATCAATTAGTTCAGAAATTAATGGAATGGTCATCAATATACAAATGCCACATTATAAACGTTATACATCAAAACTTTGGTAGTTCAAAATTAGGTACAGGGCATTTAGGTAGTTTCTTAGAAAAGAAAGCAGAAACTGTTATACAACTAGAAGCCAATACTGTTAATAAAGATTGGGTTACTGTAAAGTGTGGTAGGTCAAGAGGATATTCTTTTGATACATTTAGTTTTGAAGTTAATGATTTTGGATTACCACAAATAATAGAAAACTTATACGACCCATTAAAATAATGTCAAACAAAGAAGTTATATTATTACTAGCTAAAAAGCATAAGACGTGGATAGACGTTGTAAGTTCTTTTGGATGTGATAAAACAATAGCTGAAGACATTGTTCAGGAAATGTATATTAAAGTGATTCCTAAAATAGAATCAGGCTTAGATATTATTTATTATGATAATGACATTAACTATTACTACATTTATAAAGCATTAAAAACTTTATACATAGATTTAAAAAGAAAAGGTAAAAATATTACAATGATTAATATTGAAGATACTAATTACTCTAAATTAGATTGCGATGTTGATTATGACAAAGCCTATGATAAAATCAAAGCAGAATTAAATACGATGTTTTGGTATGACAGAAAAGTATTTGAAATAATAAACGAGGGAGAAAGCATAGCAGATTTTTCAAGAAACTCATACATAGAATATTTTTCACTTTATAATACATACAGAAAGGTAAAAGAAAAACTAAAGAAATTAATATGAATTTCAATAATGATTTTAAATATGATTTAAAAGTTGGTCAGGTTAAAGAAGAAGAATTAGCTAATATTTTTAATTCAAAAACTATTGAAGTGAAATATGATTTACAGGCTTTAAAAACAGGGAATGTTTATGTTGAGTATGAATCTAGAAATAAAAAAAGTGGCATAAGCACATCTGAGTCTGATTATTATTGTTTTTGCTTCGGTGAAACTTTTCATTTGATTAAAACAGAAGATTTGAAAAAAAAATGCAGAAAATTTATCGGAACAAGTAGGGATAAAAAAGGAGGTGATAACAACACGAGCAAAGGAATTTTATTACCATTAAAAGATTTATTATGAAACTAGGAGATTTAATTTACTACATTACTAAATATACAGGGGTAAAATACCTTGTTGAAAAATACCATACTTACAGAGGAACAAAATGCAACTGTGATAAAAGACGTGAAAGTCTTAATAATATAAAAATTAAAAGATGGTAAGATTTGAAAAAGAAGATAGAAGTGATTGGAGAAAATTCAGAATGGGTAAAAAGCAGCACTTATCCCCTGAAGAATTTGAATTGGTTTGCCAACTCCACGCAAAGTACCACAAGCATAAATTTTATAAACCCTGTACTTGTAACCCAAAAACAATAGTTCAATGGATTAAAGACTTGAATATCATTTGGGACAATGGGATTAAAAAAGATTAATAAGTGGGAAAAGGCAGTTGTATTTCTGCTTAACCTAGATGGGTGGGATTTAGAATGGTGTGGTGATGGTTTCACTAGATACGATGCAATCGGTAAAACACCAAAGGGTAAAGACTGCGTTATTGAAATGAAGTTTCGTAAAACCTATTACGAACAGAAAATGCTTGAGAAAGACAAGTACGATGCCTTAATGTCATTAGATAAAGATGTAATTAAATTATATTTTGTCAATGACCCAAAAGGAAACTTTCTATATTGGCTAAACAATCTACAAATGCCAAAGCCTGTAAAAAAATATTGTCCTGATACTACAATGTGGACAAAAAAAAGACTGCTTAAAGATGTTTATTTACTAGAAGAAAACGATGCTAGTATAATAAATATTAATATTTCTTAAAAATAGTTATTAAATTTTTTTGTTAATTAAATTATTTGTTTTATATTTGATTATTATTAATTATTAAATATCAGAACAGATGTATAAATTACCAAAGTACAAGCAAAATTTATCAATTCAAGGAAATAACGTTTGGAGTTATTCAACAATAGTAGCAAGAATTGACGGAAGTAAATTACACCAATTAGGTTATTGGTCTATGACTACGCAAAAGCATATCAACTATGTAGCTAAAGAATTAGATTTAACTTTAATTAAATGAAAGTAAATGAAGCACTATGGGGTGAGGTTAAAAAATCAATCGAATCCCATACAGAAAAAGACCAATCTATAACTGATATTACAATCAAGTTTAGAATAATAGAAAATTCAGATTTAAGAAATTATTTACAAATAAATTTATCACAATATGACAGACAATAAAACTACATACATACACGAAACAAATCACCTTTATTGCTCAGACGGAGAATTCCATATAGGATATGGAGAAGATAATTGGGTGGTTTATAATACAGACCAATTAATTAAAGACTTGCCATTTATTATTAATCAAGTTATAAAGGAAAATAAAAAGATGCAGGAAATGTATTTAGATTTAATTAAAGACGAGTTAAAAGAATTATGATAATATCTAAACCAAATTTAAATATAGGTGATTTAGCAAGATACTGTCTAGATACTATAATTGTATATCCTAAATTAGAAGAGCGTGTGAAATATTTTTATATGTCTGCCCTGTATAAATGGGAAAAAGGAGAAGCAGAAAATGTAGCTTGTCAAATGGCAGTATCTAGTGTAGATGATTTAATAAAAAAAAGATTAAAAAAAATATGATACTATTAGTAGATGCAGACAGTTTGATTTTTGCAAGTTGTTACAAGAAAAGAGAACACCCTGAAGACGAAAAGTATTACACAGATATAGCAGATGCTAGAAATAAGTTTGATGAGCAATATATGGCTATTGTAAACAGGCTAGAGGAAATGTATTCTATTGACAAGGTAATTACATTCAATGGTTCAAGGGGTAACTTTAGAAAACTAATTACAAGCAAGTACAAAGCTAATAGAAAAAAAACAGAATTACCACCATTATTAAATGATATGCACGAATTTGTAAAACAACAATATGATAGTATCGTGGGTTATGGTGTTGAAACTGATGATATGGTTGCAAGGTATTGGAAAAAACTTACTGATGAATTAGGAAGAAATGAGGTTATGATTGTATCTATAGATAAAGATTACAAGCAGTTTCCTGCTTTGATTTATAATTACCATTATAAGCATAAGGAAGTTCTTGATATCACAGAAGATGAAGCTATGTATAATTTTTATGAGCAATTTATTATTGGTGATTCAGCTGATAATGTTCAGTACTTCAAAGGCAAAGGGAGGGTTTTCGCAAGCAAGTGGCTAAAGGATTGTGAAACACAATATCAATACACAAAAAGAATGTACCAACTATTTAAACAAGAATACAAGGGAAAAGCAAAACAAAAATATATTGAATGCTATAACCTTTTAAAACTAAGAACAGAATGAAAGCAACACAGACACATTACGATAACGGAAAAGATTATGATATTATAGACGTATGTAACGATTACTCGCTTAACTTTAACAGGGGTAATATCTTGAAGTATATTGTTAGGGCAGGAAAAAAGAAAGACGAACTAGGAGACTTATTAAAAGCAAAAGATTATTTAGAACGAGAAATACAAATTTTAAGAAATAAAAATGGATAGAAATTATAAGAAAGTAGCAGAGGGTGTAGTTGAAATGACAGGGGTGGATATATTTTTAAACACTAGACAAAGAAACTATGTAGAATTAAGGGCATTGGTTTGTTATATTCTTAGGGAAAAGCTAGGGATGAGATGGACTAATATTGCATATTACTTTGAATCAATGGGTAAGACTATGAATCACGCAACTGTAATTCATTTAGTAAAGAATTATGAAACATACAAAATGTATAATTCATCTCTGCAAGAAATAGAAGAT